ACGCGTCGCGCGGCAAATATAGGCGGTAACCGGCCATCTGCAATAGGTTAGAGATGGGATGGAGTGGGATGGGATGGCGTGGCGAGCAGGTTCCGGTGGGCCTGGCCGGGAGTATAGAAAAACATTACGGTAGCTGGTCTGGCTATAAAACCGGCAATTACTGGCAATATCTGCATAGTTTTGGCCAAAACCCTGCATATTATACATAATATATATATATTTATAAGATTAAAGTAGTAGAGTAATTCCGAAACATTACTCCTGAATGATTTCAATATGTTACACGTTTCAAAAGTTATACGGTAACGCTCAAGTCGCATATATTCCTCCGCAGCCGAAAAAAACATTACTCCGGTCCGTATCAACGTTACTCTGGAGTATTAAGGACATTACTCTGGCATGTTTAGCCCATCTGCAATATATGCGATTTGGCATAAAATATAAAAATTTGTTAAAAGTAGTTGACATTGTCATAAACCAATGATATTCTAAACTCATCCTTTCTAGAGGTTGTTGTCATAAACACTAGTTTGCCCCGAACAGCTTTTACCCCTCCTTTGGCTGTCTCGGGGATTTTTTTGTCCTAAGTGTATCTTTTTTACAACACCTTGTAGTTATTGTCAGGTGTATCTTTTTTGCAACACGCATCAAAATATAGTGTTGGCACATATGTGGATATGCAAAACATGTCCTAAAAAAGCTAACAGGAATATTTATGGCGCATATTAAAAAACCAGAAGGGCATATACCAAAAATAAAAATAAAGCCCACTGCTACGTCTGAAATCCCTGTTAGCGAATCTTCCCTACCGACAAATCAGAAAGAACATACTCCGGAAAAACTGGAACTATATCATTCAGTGTCTTCTGCCTTAAACACGGCTATAAACACAATAGGCACCGAACTAGCCAAACTCCGCGTTCGTTCTGTTAATAACAATTACTCCTTGGACGAAAAAGAACTAAAGGCACTAAACGACTTTTTTAAAACATTAATTGCATATGAGGCACATCAGGCAGCACTTGCTAAGCAAGCAGCTTTAACCGGCAAACTAGCAGACCTTTCAGACGAAGAACTGTTAAAGCTTGCAAATACCACCCTAAACGAAAAGGAAAAAAAATAGTATGTCAGATTCAAAATTTGAAATGCCAATAGCTGTACGCGAAATTTTTCCAGAAGAGCATAATTTTGTTCTAAACTCCTGGATTAAATCTGGCTACAGGTCAAGACAAATGGAAAGTGTGGCCAAAGAAATTTACACGCTTAACCAACATGAAGTTATTACCAGTTTACTAGTACGCTCCAAGGTACTGGTAGCCCAAGAGCTAGATAAGCCAGAAAACCTGTACGGCTACATTGTTTACGATTACATTGATGGTATTTTTGTCCTTCACTATGCATACGTTAAACAATTTTTTAGAGGCCTGGGAGTTTTTAAAACACTGTTAGACCACGCCGACTTTAAATGTGAGCATGCTGGATTTTACACTCATCACACTAAAATTTGCGATAAAGTAATGCAAAATCTAAACATGTTATATAACCCATATTTGTTGATAAACCCAAAATTTAGCCCACTAATAAAACCACCAAATAAAAAACTGGTAGAAATAAAATTAGAGCTAGAAAACAAAACAAACGAAAGCGAGTAAAAAATGACTGAAGCAAATATTGAACAAAATATTCAAGAGGAAAAAATAAATCCTGCAGATTATTTTCCAGAGGACATCGAACTGTTAAAGGCCCGTATGAAAAGAGAAGCTAAAAAGTTTAGCCACAACGAGCTTGCTCGTCAATATGTTGATATGTACGCAACTTTAGTAGTTTTAAACAAAGACTATATGGAATTACAGAAAATTTTAAAAAGTGTTACACACCTTGAAGAACTTTTAGCAGAAGCTAAGAAAGGAAACGAAAATGCGTAATTTATTAATATTAATGCCACTATTTTTCCTGCTTGGATGTAAACCTCCTGTAGACTACAGTAAAAAAATGAGAGAAGCAACCGTAATGATTACATCCTTAAAAGGTGGCGGAGGTTCAGGCTCCATAGTTTACAGCGATAAATCTTACAGCATTATCCTTACCAATGCTCATGTCTGCAAAGCAGTAGAAAAAGGCGGAAGAGTTACAAACGTGTACGATAAATCTGCTCTTGTAGAATCCTATGCTATTTATGATAAGCATGACCTATGCCAGATAAAAGTTTCTGCAGACATGGGGCCGGCAGTAAAAATTGCAAAACAAGAATCAGAAAAACAAGAAGATATTGTGATTTCAGGACACCCAAATCTATTGCCACAAACGTTCTCTAATGGTAAAATTACAGGCAAACAAGAAATAGACATAATGATTGAGTTGAAGGCATGTACTGAAGAAGACGCTAAAGAAAATGTGGCGTGCATATTTTTTGGTGGCATCCCTATAGTAAAAAAATTTGAAGCCACAACAACCTCTGCTTTAATTATGCCAGGCTCTTCCGGCTCAGCAGTTTACAACAACAAGGCAGAAATAGTTGCTGTAGTGTTTGCTGGTCGTCAAGGGCTTTCTTATGGATATTTAGTACCATTTGAACATGTAAAGCAGTTTTTAGAGCAAGAAGAAACTTATTTTGAACCTATAAATTATCAACAAGAACTTTAGGAGCACATATGAAAATCAAAATGGTAAAATTTTATCAATCAGTAAGATTTAAAGGCACAGAATGGACTTCTGTAATGAATCCAGAATTTAAACCAATGAGAGTAGACGACTCTGATTTAAAAATATCAATAAATGAGCATGGAGCAATGTTAGAAAATGAAAACGAAGCTACTCAAGTTACCTGGAATAATATTGCTTACATAAATTATGTTAAGGATAAAGAAGAGGTTGCAGTTGAACAATTAGCGCAAACTGAACAACCTAAACAACAAAAAGTAAATTCAAAAAAACCAACTAATTTTAGAGACATTTAAGGACTTAAGTGGCAGACGAAGCTAAATTAAAAAATTTAAATAAGGCTGCCATTTTAGCTGAAATTCAAAAACGAGCTAAAAAGGTTGAGGTTGAGAAAACCAAGAAAGTTTTTGATATAAACAAATATTGCTTTGATGAGCAGCTTAAGTTTATTAGAGACCCATCTAAATTTAAAACAGCAGTATGTAGCCGACGGGCCGGAAAATCCGAGGCTTGTGCCGCAGACTTGATAGACACTTGCCAAAATATAAAAAACGCTACCGTGTTATACATTACATTAAGTAGAGTATCTGCGGAACGCATTATTTGGCGTACTTTGTTAAAAATTGTAGAAGAATATGAAATTCCTGTAAAGATAAATAATAAAGAGCTTTCTATAAAATTTCTAGATACTCAATCAATGTTATATGTATCTGGAGCCAAAGACGCTAGCGAAATTGAAAAGTTCAGGGGAATGTCTTTACACAAGGTTTACATAGATGAAGCGCAGTCATTTAAGTCTCACATTAAAGAGCTGGTAGAAGACGTATTAAGCTGGGCAATGAAAGACGTTAACGGTACTCTATGCCTTACAGGAACACCAGGACCAGTACTTGCTGGCTACTTCTATGAAATGGCAACACGTTCTAATGCTAAAGTAGGAAAGCACAAATGGACACTATTACAAAATCCTTGGATTAAAATAAAGTCCGGCATGGAACCAGCCGATATTTTAAGAGAAGAGCGTGAACGTAAAGGTATTACAGAGAATGACCCAACCTACCGCCGAGAAGCACTTGGTGAATGGGTGAAGGACGACAATGCCCTGGTTTTCAAGTTCTCAAAACAGAAAAATATTGTTTCTGCATTTCCGTCTGATTTAACATACATTTTTGGCATTGACGTTGGTTTTAATGACGCCGACGCTATTTCTGTTATTGGCTATAACTACACGTCTAACAATGTTTACCTTGTAGAGGAGTATGTTCAACCTAAACAAGACATTACCACATTAGTTACAAAAATAAAAGAACTAAAGGCATATTATAACCCAGTAAAAATGGTAATGGATGCCGGAGCACTTGGTAAAAAAATTCAAGAAGAAATTAGAAACCGTCATGGAATAAATGCAGAAGCTGCAGATAAAACAAGGAAACTTGAGTTTATTGAACTTTTAAATGATGACCTAAGGACTGGCAGATTTAAAACGTTTGAGAACAGTAAATTTGAAGAAGATTCTTACATTGTTGTCTGGGACTACGACGGAACTGTTAAGAAAGTTTCAGACCGAACACATTCTGACATACACGACTCAACACTGTACGCATGGAAAGAGGCCAAGCACTACTTTGAAAAAGAAAAAGAAAAAAAATCTGAAAAATACTCCAAAGAGTGGCTAGATGAGCAAGAAATGCTTTTGGCTAAGCAATTAAAGGCAAATATGCAAAAAGACGAGGAAGTTGTTAGCCAAGACGACCTGGACTACATTTTTGAAGACGATAATGTGTTTGAGGGAATATCTGATTCTAGTGACGACTGGTATTAGGCAGTCACATATAATAAGCGCACATAATATAGGTAATAAACATCAGAATGGGAGTTATGAATGATGTTAAGTATTGAAGACGTTAAGGATTTAGTAATGTTTGCAAGAAAACAAAAAGTAAAAGTCCTGCAAATAGGAGACGTTAAACTAGAAATATCAGACTACGCTTTTATCGAAGATGTCACTAAAGAGGCCTCAATTGAAGCAAAAAAAGACGATGTAGACCCCAAAATTTGGGTAGATGAAAAAGAAGAAATGGACCCAAAAGAATATGATGAATTATTATTCCACAGCTCAAATAGTTAAGGAGAACTAAATGTATAGCAATAACAACGGAGTTTATGCCAGCCACTGGTATAAGGCAGAAAATAAGCCAGAGGCACTATTTGGATATTTAAAACTATTAGAGAATGAACAAAGCTATGTTTCTTCAAACAACTTGCGACACTTACGCCTTTATAGCGAAACAGAATTTAACAGTTTATCTGGATTTACATACGCCAGAGTAGAGCCCACTATTGCCACACAAAATAGACTAACATTTAATGTAGTTCAAAGTATGATTGATACTGCTGTATCTAAAATTACTAAAAACAAACCACGCCCGTATTTTTTAACAAATGGTGGAGACTGGTCTCAAAAGCGTAAGGGTATAAAGCTTACGCAGTTTATGGACGGTGCATTTTATGGCGCCGATTTTTATAAAAAAGCAACCACAGCATTTAAACATGCCTGCATCTGGGGAACAGGTGCAATAAAGATTTACAAACAAGATAACGAACTTAAAATAGAAAACGTTATTATCGAAGAAATTATAGTGGACCAAAAAGAATCTTTCTATGGCAAGCCAAGACAGCTTCACCAAAAAAAGTGGATTCATAGGGAAGTTTTAAAATCTATGTTTCCCAACAAATCTAGTGCCATTGATATGGCTATTTCTGACTTCAAGGAATTTGGGCAATATAATGAAAATAAGGCCGACATGGTTCTTGTTATCGAATCTTGGAAACTCCCTTCTGGAAAAAATAAAAAAGACGGCGTACACGGAATATATCTTTCAAACGAAACATTATTTGAAGAAAAATGGAACAAAGACTATTTTCCGTTTGTGTTTTTCAAATGGAATGAGTCTCCAGTAGGGTTTTTTGGAGAAGGTATTGCTAAACAGCTTACCGGAATTCAACTAGAAATGAACAAAATTTTAAGAACTATTCAAGTGTCTATGCATTTAGTTTCTGTTCCTAAGATATTTGTTGAGGCAAGTTCTAAAATTGTGGCTTCACACTTAAACAACAAAATAGGTGGCATAATTAAATATGCTGGAACACCCCCAACCGAAGGCAAACTAGGAACTATTCCTCCAGACTTATTTAATCACTTAGACAGACTATATCAACGCGCTTATAGCATTATTGGCATATCACAACTATCAGCACAAGCGCAGAAACCTCAAGGACTGAATTCCGGAAAAGCACTTAGAGCCTATAATGACATTGAAACTGAAAGATTTACAGCAGTTGGCCAAGATTACCAAAACTGCACTATAGATGCAGCAAAACAAATTATTGCTGTTGTTAAAGAAATTGCAGAAGAAACTGGAAACTTTGAAGTAAAAGTACCTGGAAGTAAATTCCTACAAAAAATAAACTGGGAAGATGTTGAGCTGGAAGATTCTGAGTATGTCCTCCAATGTTTTCCAATTTCGGCATTGTCGCAAGAACCAGCAGCTAGAATGCAAGAAGTGCAAGAACTAATGGCAGCAGGATTACTGGACAAAGCCAATGGCATGAAGCTTTTGGATTATCCAGACCTTAGAGCTTACTATGACATGGTAAACGCCGAAGTTGACGTTATCGAAAAACAAATTGAACTTATGGTTGATAAGCAAGAATACTCAAGCCCAGAGCCGTACATGAACTTGCCAAATGCGTTAAAAATTATGCAAAATGCGTACTTAAAGTTAAAAACAGAAGGTGCTCCAGAAGAAGTTTTGGACCTTTTGCGCAGATATATGGATGAAACAAATGAACTAATTGCACAAGCTTCTGCCCCAACACCAGAAGAAGAGGCAGCACTTGCCCAGCAGCAAGCTTTGCAAACTGGCCAACCAGGACAGCCGCCAGTATCTGATTTATTACCCACAGCACCAACACCGGCAGTATAATTAAAAATATAGTGAAGGCACATATACGGACAGTATGTGCTTTTTAGCAAAATGTCCTTAAAAAGTTAACAGGAGAATTTATGTCAGAATCAATGTCAGTAGCAGGCATGTCAGGTATTGTAGAAAATCAAAACGCAAATCAAGAAGTACCACAAAATGGTACAAACACACCAGAAAATGGTAATCCAAGCGACCTAAAAAACGCACAAAGTCAAGACCCATCAAAAAAACCAATAGACGAAAAGCTTTCGAGCAAATTTGCTGCCCTAAGTAGAAAAGAAAAGCTAATTAAGCAGCAAGAAATGCAATTTAAACAGCAAGAATCTCAGTTTAAACAACAACAATCTGAGTTTCAAAAACAGTTAGACGCTATTAAAGCAGAAAACGAAAAGCTTAAGGCCGAGTATGAACAATACAAAGCTGGAGTACGAAAAAATCCATTGGCAAAATTGCAAGAAGAGGGTTATGACTTTGAAAAACTGACTGAAATGCAACTAAATGAAGGAAGACCTACTCCAGAAATGTTGCTTGAACGTACTAAAGCTGAGCTAGAAACAGGATACAAATCCGAAATTGAAAAAATTAAGGCTGAGCTTGCAGAGAAAGAAAAAGCTGCGCAAGAAGCTGCCGAAAAAGCAGAATTAGAAAGACAAGAAGAAATTAAGCAAAATTATCAAGCTGAAATTTCTCAGTTCATTGAACAAAATTCTGCTGACTATGAACTAATAAATTTAAACAATGCTCAAGGCGTAGTATACGACGTAGTAGAGCAATTTTATGAAGAACACGGGCGTATTTTATCTTTGAAAGAAGCTGCTGATTTCACAGAAAAATATCTCGAAGAAGAAGCGAATAAACTACTAAAAGCAAAAAAACTAAATAAGCAGCCGCAAGCACCACAAAGCGAAAAGAAAGAAAGTCTAACGCTTTCTAACGAAATGTCTACCCAGGTCCCTAGGGGAAACACTCGAAAGCTATCTAGGGAAGAAGAAATTCAAGAAGTTGCTAAATCATTGGTTTGGGAATAGGTTCTGAACCCAGCTTTTTGAAATAAACAAAAAGGAAATTAAAAATGGCTGAATTAAATATGACCAGTTTTGCCGCTGGTTTAAAACAAATGTACTCTCCCGAGAAAGTAAAAAATCTCGTGTATGCTGACCACCCTCTTTTGGCACTTGTTCCAAAAATGGAAAACTTTGTAGGTGAAAACTATGTTCAACCTATTATCCACTCTAATCCTCAAGGCGCTTCTGCTACTTTTGCTAACGCACAAGCTAACAAAACTGCTTCAAAGATTAAAAAGTTCACCATTACTACAAACAAAGATTATGCTTTAGCATCAATCGACAATGAAACTATTTTAGCTTCTAAAAATAACTCTGGCGCATTTATGTCCGCAGTTACTTTAGAAACAGATGGCGCATTTGCTACTGCAGCTCGCTCTTTAGCAATTTCTTTGTACGGTTCTGGTACTGGTAAAATCGGAAAAGTAAAATCAGACTACTCTTCTGGTACTACTATCTACTTAAGCCAAGCTGCTGACATCGTTCACTTTGAAGTTGGTATGAAAATCAATTTTTCTACTGCTGATGGTGGCGGTTCTGTTATTGCTACAAAACCAACAGTAGACGCTATTGACAGAAACTTAGGAACAATCACTGTTTCTGATGCTACAAGCGTAGTAGCTAACCACTATATCTTCAGAGATGGAGACTATGATTCTAAACTTAAAGGTTTAGCTGCATGGTTACCTGCTTCTGTTTCTGGTGGAGATAGTTTTTTTGGACTTAACCGTTCAGTAGACGTTTCTAGACTTGCTGGTATTCAGTACGACGGCTCTGCATCTCCTATTGAAGAAGCTCTTATTTCTGCAGCTTCTAGATTAGCAAGAGAAGGTGGAAAACCAACTCACTGCTTCATGTCATATGAAAAATATGCTGAATTAGAAAAAAGCTTAGGTAGCAAGGTTCAATATATTGACCTTAAAACTGAAGTTGATGTTGGATTCCGTGGTATTGTTGTAAATGGCCCTAGAGGACCTATCAAAGTCATCGCTGACCAAGATTGTCCTGCTGATAAAGCATATTTACTACAGTTAGATACTTGGAAACTTTTATCTCGTGGTCAAGCTCCTCAAATTTTAAATATGGACGGACTTGATAAATTGCGTGATGCTTCTGCTGACTCTATTGAGTTACGCGTGGGGTACTATGGCCAATTATCGTGCTCGGCTCCAGGCTATAACTGTGCTATTTCATTTTAATAGTTAGTACAATATAGTTATTGAAGGCTGGTATGAAAATACTGGCCTTTTTTTATTTAAAATATAATGTCGGCACATATATGGACAATAATGTCCGATGGTGGAACATAAGTTCCGAAGGAGATATTCATGGCTAATCGTTACTTTAATCAATTTATTCTTACACAAGACAAGCGTCAAGTGCTAATTTCAGGCATTATCAGCCTAAATTCATCTGCAGCAGTTACAGGCAATAACTTTAACTCTTTAGTAGCTTCTGTAACAAAATCTGGCACAGGAGAATACACAATTACATTGCAGGATAAATATGTTGAGTTAAAATCATTAAATGTTACTTTTGAAGGTACTGGAGACATTGTCCCTAGAGTAAAATCAACAGATGTTGCCGGAGCAAAAACTTTAGTTGTAGAAACTTGGGATATTTCATCTGCGGCAGTAGCAAATGTTTCTGCAGCTTCAAAATTACATATTAACATTGTGCTTAAAGATTCTACAGTTTCTAAATAAAACTTTCTAAAAAGGAAACAACATGTTAATGCAACCAGACAAGAAAAAAATGGCCGCTTTAATTATCTCTAAGGCAGGTCCAAAAGGTGAAAAAATGGAAGAAGCTCCTATGAAAGACGGAGCAGAACAAGATAATTCTATTGCCGAAGAAAGCGCCGCTGAAGACTTAATGGCAGCTATCGAGCAAAAAGATGCTAAACAAATTGTATCTGCCTTTAAAGCACTTATGGAAATTTGTGATATGCAAGAGGACGCTGCTGAGCAAGAAATGGAGTAGTTTATGTCCATTACTTTGGCACAACTTAAGTCACAAGCCAGAGATAGAGCAGATATGGCCAATAGCCAGTTCGTTTCAGATAGCGAGCTGGTTAATTACATAAATGGTTCTATTGCTGAGCTGCATGACCTATTAATTGCTGCATATGACAATGAATACTTCATTACAGAATACACATTCTCAACAGTTTCTGGAACAGACTCATACGCTTTACCTGCAGATTTTTATAAACTAAGAGGTATTGACTCAAGAGTTGGCGCAGACCAGTGGTTTACATTGCAGCCGTTTAACTTTAATGAACGTAATTCTAAAAACGAATTGTTGTCATATCTAGCATATGGTAATAACTTTAGATATAGAATAATGGGCTCTGACCTAGTATTTTCACCAGTTCCGCAAGGAGTGTATAACATTAAACTGTGGTATATACCAGTAGCTACGAAACTTTCTTCTGACAGTGATACTCTCAATGACCTAAATCAGTTTTCTGAGTATGTTATTGTAGACGCCGCTATAAAAATGGCTAATAAAGAAGAAGCTGACGTTTCCGTATTGGCCGCCCAAAAAGCAGAATTAAAACGTAGAATTGAAGTGATGGCGCAAAATAGAAATGCAGACAAGTCAGAGTCTATTTCTGACATTTATGCTGAAAATCTTGACTACCTTTGGTATTCGAGGTAGAAATGAAGTTTAATAAGTTTTATGTTTCATCTTCAGACACTAAAAACTCTGAGCAGTTGCAGCGTGTGATAAACACTATTCAGCAAAATACAGAAGATGGGCTTAACAGCTTATTGAAGAACTCTGTGCTTGACAATGTTATTTACAAAGATTTAAGCATAAACACTTCCACAACATTAGAGCACAAATTAGGAAAAGCTCCTACAGGGTATTTAATTTTGCAAAAAAACGCTAATGCTAACATATGGAACGGGGCTATTACAAACACACAAATAGTACTAAATAGTTCGGCGGCAGTAACTGTAACAATATTAATTTTTTAGGTGATATATGCCATTACAAAAACAGAAAATACCTTTAGCACTTTCTTCAGGAATGGACACTAAATCTGATGAGTTTAACGCTACTTCTTTCAAGTTAGTGGAAAATTTAAAGTACAACAAAAGCCCAGGTCTTGTTAAACGTCCTGGAGGAACAGACTTAAGCAAGTCAATAATTGGGGTAGAATCATCTCAGTCTAATATTTCATCTGGGACTAGAATTATTGGTTCTACTAATGCAGTATTGTTGTCAGACGACAAAGAACTTTATCATTATGCGTCCGAACAAGACCAGTGGAAAAAAATATCAAACGATGCCAACAACTACATAAACAATTCTTTAAAAAAGTGCGAATATAGTGAGACCAACATTTTCAACAATGTTAATTTTGTTATAAGCTCAGCATCAGACAAAACTTCCAAATATAAAATTAGTGCGGCATTAAAATCCTCTAATCCTACTTCTACATATGGACCTAAACTTTTAATAAAAATAACAAGTATTGACGAAGGAAATTTAATTTATGATAAGGCAATTACAATATCGTCTATAGCTACGGACGCAAAAGTAGCAGTAAACGTTATTTCTGAAACATATGCCCTAGTTATTTTTAATGCAAGTGGTGGAGGACTTTCGTATGTCCTAATTACTATGAATGCAGGATATATTACTATAGGAAGTATAACTAGTCTAGTATCTTCTGTATCTAATTTAGCTTTTGATACTGTGGTATACAATGGAAATATTTATATGGCCTATGTAGATGGTACTCTGGTAATATACTATTGTAAAATAAACCAAACAGGGGTAGTGAGTTCAGGGAATACGCTAGATGTTTCCTCAGATAATCCATATTTCGTAAATATATGCAAATATGCTAACGGATTTAGAATATTTTATTTTCAAGGTGGTTTTGATACTCCTAATCATGACGTTAGACATTTAGGTATAAATACCTCATTAGCTTCCACATATTCTGCAACAACTTTACTATCAGCAGCTTCTGGACGGTCCACACTAGCACTGGCAGCAGTGTCTGACAACACTAATACATATGTATTCTACAACACCGCTAATCAAACCTCACTGTCTGGCACAATAACAGCAAGTCCGGATAATGGTGATACCTACACAACACTTTATGCAACAACTTTATTAGACTCTAACAATTCCGTTGTAACAAGTCAAACAGACATTTTAACATCAGGATTAATTCAAACCAAACCGTATATTTTATCAAACAATATTTATCTTGGAGTTTGTAAAGTTTATGGCCAAGGATATGCTACACAAAATAGCACTTTTTATTTGATAAATATTAATCCCAGCACTTTATACAAAAACATTGTTGGAGTTTCTAAATATTTGAACTACGTTCCTTCATTTGGCTACAACATATTAAGAGACCCTATGGTAATAAATAATACACTGTCATACACATTAAGTGAAAACTTGACAGTAGGGTACTCAGATTACTACAGCCCAACAAGTTTATATTCAGATGCGCTTCAAAATGTATATTATGCAACATTTAATTTTGATAGTAAGAATAATAGCTATGCTACTACAAGATTTGGCACTTATATAGGTGGACCTGTATTGAAATTGTACGATGGAGCAACACTTTCAGAAGCTTCTTTTGTCGATAGTCCTTTTATTTACGGAGTAAGAAGAGTTGCTGGCGGAACTATAACTGGAGGAAGTTATGGATTTGCAGTGGTGGCAAGATGGACAGACAACTATGGCAATGCTCACAGAAGCGCCCCAGTAATTAAAACATTTTCTCTTACCGCATCTTACGCATATGAGTTATTGATTGGTGGAGTTGGTATAACAGATAAGGAACTTGTTAAAGCATCTTCCACAATGGGCAATATAGCTATAGAAATTTATCAAACTACACTAGGTGGCAGCGTTTATTATTTACAGTCATATATTACTAACATAAAATTCTCAAATATATATACTTTCGTATCCGATGCAAGTATTTTAACAGATACTGAAATATTGTATACAAATTCTGGAGAATTAGAAAACGATATCGCACCCAGTTCTGATGTTGTAGCCGACTTTAAAAATAGAATATGGTCTTTAGGAAATAATAAAATCAAGTACTCTAAAGAAAAAGAAGAAGGTTATGGAGTATCTTTCTCAGAATTACTTTATATAGACAGCATTTCAGCCACTGGAAACATAAAATCTATCGCCGGAATGGATAATTCCATGGTAATTTTCACCGAAAATGGCATCCAAATAGTTTCCGGTGAAGGACCTAACAGCTTTGGCCAAGGAAATGGATTTACAAAGCCTCAACCTATTAGTTCTGACATTGGATGTACTGAACCTAATAGCGTTATAAACACTCCAGAAGGCATAATGTTTAAAGGTAAAAAAGGAATTTATATACTAAATCGGGGCCTTTATGTTTCCTATATAGGAGCCGAAATTGAGGAGTACAATCAATATGAAATTATTTCTGCCAAACTTGTTCAAAACAAAAATGAAGTAAGATTTTTACTGAGCAATAATAAAATAATCTGCTATGATTATTTATACAAAAAATGGAATGTTGAATCCTATGCTGAAGCAATAGATTTAACGGTGCAGAATAATGATGTTTATTTACTTAAGTCAAATGGTACCGTAACTAAACAAGTAGACACCATATTTAAAGATGGCTCAAGTTATTATTCAGGTAAATTTGAAACTAACTGGATTACTGTTGGCAGCATAAATGTTAATGGAAGCATGCAAACTTCTGCCCAAGGCTTTCAGCGTCTTTATACCATAAATGTGCTAGGTAAGTATAAATCTCCGCACGATTTAAAAGTTTCTCTGGCATATAACTATAACGATACTATTGTAGACTATGCTACCGTAGAACCTTCAGGAACAGGCGTATATCAGTTTGAAGTAAAACCAAGTATTCAAAAATGCGAATCTTTTAAAGTTATTGTGGAAGATATAAACCAGTCGGGAACAGGCGAAAGCATGGTTATTAGCCATATTTTACTTGAAGTTGGTATCAGAGGAAGTGCTCAAAAAGTGGTTGCAGACTCCAACAGATTCCCAGCAACTTAATATAATTATGGCATATAATATGGACGATTTATACTTAAAGTACAGAAAAGAGCGAGAAGGCATTGACTATATTCATGTAGAAGGCGCTTTTGCTACCTATAAATATGTTCAAGATTTTTGCTATTTAGAAGACATTTACTGCATTCCTGAGCTTAGAGATTCCGGAATATCGCATGAATTGGCCAACAAAGTAGAAGAAGAAGCCAAATCAAAAGGATATAAGAAAATGTTAGGAAGTGTAGATATAAATACTAACATGCCCGAAAGAAGTTTACGAGCATGTTTTAATCATGGATATAAAATTTTAAAATTAGAAGGTAGCGTTATTTGGCTACATAAGGAGATTTAATGGGTGGAGTAAGAAATCCATTTGGTGGTGGAAATATTGGCAGTACAAATCAAATAAAAAGCGCCTTGCCAGTTTTAAACCCGGCTATAATAGGGGCTCCAGGTTCTGCAATTGCTAGTGGAGTTGCTGGTATTGATACTTCAATTAAAGACCCTGCTGGAATGCAACAATATACAGACCTTGCTAATCAGGCTCAAGCAGAGTACGCTAAACAGCGTCAATTTATGTCTGAGAATGTTGACCCTCAACGAAAATCTTTACTTGCAGCACTTGCTGACCAGGCTTCGGGAAAAGCACCATCAGTTGCAGAAGCTCAACTAAAATCAGCGTTTGATACTGGACTAAAAAACCAATTAGCGCTCGCGCGCTCAAACCGCGGAGCAAATGCTGGACTTGCATCAAGAAATGTTTCCAATATTGCTGCCCAACAAACTCAAAACTTGGCACAACAGGGCGCAATTGCTAAAATGCAAGAACGTCAAGCAGCTCAAGGAGCACTAGCAAATCAGTTGGCCACAGAGCAAAATTATGGAGTAAATACACTAGGAGCAGCTCTAGGTTCCCAAGCTAACGTTGCTGCAATGCAAAATGCACAAAGAGATAAAAACGATGCTCGTAACAAGGGAATTTTGGGCGGCGTAATGCAATTAGGTTCCTCTATTTTAGGTATGGCCGAAGGTGGACAAGTACAGTATTTAGCAAAAGGTGGAAACGTGAAATCTAAAAAAGATTTTTATAACCAGTTAAAAGCTTGTGGCGGCAAAGTTCAAAATAAGGCAGATGGCGGATATGTATTTGATAAGCCTGAAGTTGGCATTGTTCCAGAACCTGAGAAAAAAGAAGAGAAAAAACCTGATATTGCATCTATTGCAAAAATTGCAGCATTAGCATTAGCAGAGGGCGGACAAGCTGAAGAGCCCAAAGTTGAAAAAGTTTCAGAAATGGACGAAGAGGCTCAAAAAATATTTAAGGAACATGGAAGCCTTGCGTTACAAAAACATTTGGCTAACAAAAAGATGCGTCAAAATATGTATAACATTCCGAAACAGGATTATCAAAAAGCTGAAGGTGGAGTAATGATGCAAGCTGGCGGAGTTCC